CGGATGCTGGCGGGTCAGAGAATTGTACAATTTTGCCAGGGGGCTTCTTGGCGGGCTCGGAGTGGCGGCCGGTGTTCTTTTGCATGGTAATCACCTCGTGGGCTTGTGGCGGGTAACTATGCTGGCTATTGGGGTTGTGTTGCCGCCACCCTGGATCACCCTCAATTGCGGCCGCCATTTCTGGCCTGTTCGATCTTCGTAGAGATTACGAGTCATCTTCTCTAATTTTTTGTTTGCCTCTTTCATCTTAGCAAGCACATCGCAGGTCTTCGGCTTCTCTTCTGGCAAAGGCGGGGCGGTGTCTAGGTTGTCGTAATAAAAATCAACCAGCCGCTTAAGCATATCTGCATATTTCGTCTTTGACGAAAGGACATAGCGGGCCATTTCAAGGAGGTCTTTCTCTTCCTGGTTATTCATGCGGCCACGACCTTCTTGCGGCGCTTGCTGGTGTCTTGGCGGGATAGCTCGCGCAGGATTGAGGGGTCGCGCACGATGGCCGCCCATTGCTTAGGAGTATATTTTCCCCTGGCGCGGCTGGAGGTTGACGGCAGATCCGCCGGCCGTGAATCTGCCAGCTTCATCAGAAGATCCAGAATCTGCAGGTTCTGCCGCTCGATGGTTTCGAGCCTGGCTATCATGGCTTTCTCGGTCTGCTCATTCATGCTTTCACCCCGCCGCCCGGATCGGCACGATCTTGTTTTCCTCACCCGCCGCCAGCGATTCCAGATAATCCGCCCAGGACTGCATCATCTTCCGGCGTTCCGGCAGATACTCGGCGTGGTTGTAAACCGCCCGGATTTTATTTTTGTCGGAATGGGCCAGTTGTTTTTCAATCAGGTGAGAGGGGAACCCCATTTCGTGCAACAGCGTTGACGCCATGTGCCGGAAGCCGTGCGGGGTAATATCCTCCTTGGTAAAGCCCATGGCGTGAAGCGCGGTGCGCAAGGTATTCTCGCTTATCGGTTTTTCCTTGTGGCGTGTCCCTGGGAAGACTAACCGCCCCCCGCCGGTGAGCGGGTGCAGCTCTCGCAGGATCGCCACGGCCTGCCGAGGCAGGGGGACGATAAGGCCAATCTCGCCGCGCCTGGCGTCCTTGTCTATCTGCCGCCGTTTCAACTGCTCGATGGGGATGCGCCACTCTGCCCGGTCAAGGTCCACGTCCTGCCATTCCATGCCGCGCATGGTGCCGGGCCGCACAAAGAATATCGGGGAGAGCATCAAGGCGCAGCGAACGGGGAATGTGCCTGGATAAGTGGGCAGGGCTTTCAGCAGGCGGGAGACCGCGCCCTGTTCGGTGGGGGCCGCCATGTGCTTTACCCGTTTGGGGGAGAGCAACACGGTCAGGCCGTCGGCCGGGTTGGTTGTCGCCCGGCCATGGGCAATGGCGTTAAAAAAAATCTGCCTGCAGGTGCTGTACGCTTTTCTTGCGGTGACCGAGGAGCGGGTATCTATCCGTTTCAGCAAGGCCAGCATTTCGGGAGGGGTGATTTCGCCAATAGGACGGGGGCCGATGTAGGGGAAAACGTCTTTTTCAAGGATGGAGATTGTTTTTTCGATGTGAGAAGGGGACCAGCCGGGGCTTTTTAGTTCGACCCATTCACGGGCCACGGCCTCAAAGTTTCCCGACCCTGATTTGCTGGACTTCCGTTCCTCGCCAGGGTCAAAGCCCTCCGCTATCTGCTTGCGGGCCGCGTCTCTCTTTTCTCTGGCGGATGAAAGGGAAATTTCCGGGTAGGTGCCAAAGGAAAGAAGTTTTTCTTTGCCTCCGAAGCGATATTTGAACCGCCACCACTTGCCGACACCATTTGGGGGCGACTCATTTTTCTTGGTTTGGGTAACAAGCAGGAAGAGGCCAGCGCCGTCAAAAAGCTTGTATGGCTTGTCCTTGGGCTTGGCTGTGCGTATTGCAGCATCCGTGAGCGTCGAGGCCATGGGCTTTCCTCCTTGCTATCAAGGGCTTTCCCCTGTTTTGGGGGTAACAGTTTTTGCTTTTTTGCCTGTTACCCCCAATGTTACCCCCACTTACCCCCGGATTGCAATGGTTTTCTTAGGACGATACCGGACAACAAAAAACCCGCTTTCCTTTGTGGGGAGCGGGTTTATGTTCTTCTTTGGACTTCGCTGGACTATCAAGTGGGGTGAGCGATGGGACTTGAATGTGATGCTTATCTTACTGCTATTGCGCCATTGTTCTCAGTATAAATTTTTCTGTTACCCCCAAAGTTACCCCCAAAATATTTTGATGGGCAGATCGTCGCTCCTGTTTTTGATCCCTTTTCAGGGGGGTAAAATTCACCGACGAATAATTGCCAGGTTGAGCGATTCTACATACTGAACGCCGTCCGCGCCCAGAGATCTTCCGAGATGATAGCCGGGCGTCTGTTCTTCTCTCGGTATTCCACCGCCTTTTCTATCTTTCTACCATACGAGGTGTGCGACCAGTCGGTGCTTGAAAAAGTGCCGATTACCAAGAAGTCAAGATCCATGGTGACATACCCTTGTGCCTTTCCTCCCCGATCAAGCACTACCTCTTCGCAGATTCTCCTGGGACCATAAGCGAATTTCCCGGTGAGACAAAACGAAAGGGTGGGGAACTCCACCCTCGGCTCCGGCCGACAGAGAGGAAAAGAAGTGGCCATGTTCATGGGTTGGGCAATGGTGGATTCACCTGTGAATTCCTTCAGTATCCCCAACAGCTCAATCTTTTCCTCCTCATCAAGGATGCCGTCAATCAGCATTTCGTGGATGCGCCTATACAACTGGTTGACGATCTGGTCCTCGCAGAATGAGACATTGGCCTCCATCCAAGAACACAGAAATTCTGCTTCTTTCTGGTTCACGGCAGCATCGGCCAGGATGCCCCGTGACATGCCGATCATCTCATCGATTGCCCGGTCGTTCATGCGTTTCCGGTTATAGAGCCGGTTCAAAGGTTGCCCGTTGTCATCAAGCATCAGTCATCCCTCCTTTGTGACCTCAGAAAGAGTAAGTTGCTTGTATGTTCTCGGCTATGGTTAGGCTTCTGTCAATACGAAAAAAATACCGAGCTGCGGCCAGGGACACATGGCCAAACATTTTCAAAACGCTCTGAAAAGAACGCGCATGCACGGGGAGAAATTGCAGAATTTCCTTATTATTATTGAGATTGCAGCATGTCAATATATTGACAAAACACCCGACAATCATTCCATTCATTCCGGGCATTTCATTTCGCGGGCGAAAGAATTTCAATTCACACACGGTCTAGACGGGGGCCGCCCTAGAGATTTGACCCAGCCCCCCTGTCTCATGCCACAACAACGAAAATACAATTAGTTGCGGCGCGTTTGCGGACATTAGGTGTCAAAGGGGGGCAGGCGATGACAAAGGGGGCCAGTAGCTTGGGGAATGCGATGTTTTCTCGAAATGTTTCATGTTGTGGGCATATTGAGGCACAACAATCGAGGAGAGAATGATGAAAGTTGAAGAAATTCGACAAAAATAAACGGTTTTTTGAAGGAAAACGGGCGATACTGCCATGGGCAATCAAGGTGAAAGAATCACCGGGCCACCTGTTGCTCTGGCTGCGATACTTCCGTGGCATCGCTCCAGCAGGTGGTCCGGGCCGACCGTGCCTCTGAGGTGAAATCCTTTTCAGGAATAGGGGCCGCCGGCAGACGGGGTTTAGGGTTGACCACCCGGGCACTCGCCGTCTAATCCCAGCCATTTCTCGGGATGAAGATTTATTCAAAAACCCAAAGGGCGGGCCAGACCCTTCCTTGCAAGGTCTCTTAATTCGCCGCGATCTTCAGCAGCTTGATGGCTTGATGATTGATGCAACCACCGCCAACCCGCTTGGTCGCATAAAAATGGACATACGGTTTGTTGGTGTAGGGGTCGCGGAGAAGCCTGACGCCCATGCGGTCGGCAACCACATAACCTCTCTGGAAGTTGCCGAAGGCGATAGGAAATGAGTTCGCCGCGATATCCGGCATGAACTCATCTTCTTCCACGGGAAAACCAAGAAGGGTATCGGGGTCTCCTTGTGAAAGGCCCTCCTGCCATATGTATCTCCCATCTCCATCCTTAAATTTACTGATATATTCAGCAGTCGTGCTGTTCATAATCCAAACAGCCCCTCGGCGGTAACGAGCCCGGAGAGACCGCTTCAAGGTCTTGAGGATATCCGGGTCGGCGAACGTGGAAGCGCTACCACTGGCCACATACTGCAGCGTCCCAAATTCCCGAGACGAGTCAGGATCAGAAGAGGTGGGGTAAGCGAGAATTCCGCGGGGCCTTCCTACTCCGTTCCCGGTAACAAACGCCTCGCCCTCCTGGTCAACGAACTCGTCACCGATTTCCTCGGACAGAAAATCCTCAACAGAAAAATCAGCATCATCGAGAAGCGTTTGCGAAACTGCGGGGTTGGCGTACAGTTCCATCGCATTAATGACGATCTGCTTCAGGTCCGGGGTGGCGGTTTCGGGTCTGGCGTTAACCTCCCCTGTCCATCCTGAACCGGAGCCGCCGGCATTGACGATTTTTTTGTATGCGGAGGCGGTAATGGGCTTGATCCTCGCAACCCTCCTGATGGCAGAGCTGTCGCGCTCGTATTTCTCAATCTCCTTGTCAATTTCTTCGGTGACGAGATAACCGCCGTCCGGGTCGGACTGAGTGGTCATGGCGGCCTTGACTTCCAGTTCGCGGAGACTGTTATCAACGCCTTTGCGGATGAATCCGAGAAAGGCTTGCTTGTGCTCCTTCACAGCGGCCGAGGTCGGCCCGGAAGTGGCAGGGGCGCCGCCACCCATGAACTCGGTGCGGGCAAACATTGTTTCCAGCTTGTCGAGGCGGTCGATATGGTTTGCCTTGAATTCAGCCCAGTCCTGCTGAAGCGCGGCGACAACAGCCTTGGGGTCGGGAGCATTGGCGCGGATGGACTGAATGCCGCGAATTTTGGTAGTATTCATGATGTTTAATCCTTCTTCTCAGTTTGTGTTTATGATGCCAAAGGCATCGCTTCAAGTGTGACTACTGCGCCAGCGCCCGGCGTGGCGTGGAGGGCAGCGCCTGGCATGCCCTCCCTATTTAAAATCGAGGCCCCAGCCGCTCACCGGCCAGTATTCCGCGGGCAGGCAAAGGCGGCGGAAGAGTGCTCGGCATCTAGCTGGCACCCTGAGCCCCGGATCAGTTTCTGTTCAACAGCCGCCCTTGTTCGGTCGTAATATTCACCACGTCCGAACGTGACAGATTCTGGGTGAAATTGTTGGTTACCGGGGTGACAAAGGTTCTGGTATCCGTGCCGCCGATGCTGGTTTGCACCGCCAGGGCCTCCGCCTGCATAACCCGCACCCTGGATATAATGGCCTCAATCTGGGCGCTGGCGTGGTCGCGGAGATAGACATCAAGGGTGATGTCCTGCTTGTCCAGCAGATCCATGCGCACCCCGATCTTGTCCAGTTCGGCCACGGCCGCTTGCTCCAGTTTGATGTACTCATCGATCAGGCTGCCGGCATGCACGGTGAAGGAGTCGAGGTAGCGGACCGCCTCTTCCTCCCCCTTCTCCGCCCACTTTAACCGCAGCTCCTCGATGTTCTTGTACAGCCAGTCGTTGATATCCCGGATATTCGCCCCGGCTTCCTTCCATTTCTCCGCCCGCTCCATGAGGGCGCGGACCTCGTCCTTGGCCACGGTCTCCGCCCCGGTGCCGAGCTGCTCGTACATCTCCTGGTTAAGGGTCGTGGCCGCCTTGGTCTCTGCCTGCAGCTCGGCGAATATCTGCTTGACCATGGCCGCCTGGTTTTTTAGATCATCAGTGGTGGCATTACCGGAGTTGCGTGGACCAGAGGAGGGAGGAGAGGAAGGGGAGGACAACCCCGCCGGCTGAATACCTCTGGCCTCGACCTCGTCAAAAAGCTTCATGACATCACCAAGGTCGCCTTTCATATCAAGCAGCCATTGCTCACCGATAGCCTTCGCCCCGACAAAATCGCCCTTGCCGAGGGATAAGAATTGTGCTGCTGCGGCGGCAATGGTTTTTCCGATCACGTCAAAGGTATTCTTGGCGATAACACCGGCCCCGACCACGCTCTTAATGGCCGTGCCGACACCCTCCATACCATCCTTGAAATCAGCGATGGCCTCATCGCTTCCGATAAACTTTTCAGTCAGCCCCACAATCTCAGGCGCAAGCGCAACGATGGCGCGGGTAACATGCGCGGAAAGCATCTTTTGCAAGGAATCAAGGTTTTTGCTGGCTTGATCGGAATTCCGGATCAGGTCTTCATCCAGGACAACGCCCAAATTCCTGGCCTCGCGGCGCAGCTCCTCCATTGCCCTGCTGCCGCCCTGGATCATGGCAACGAACTGCTCCCCGCCTTGCCCGCCGAAAATCTCATCTGAGATGCGGATTTGACTGGCAATATCAAGCCCCTCCATGCGCTCGATCACTTCGCCGAGAAGTTTTGGAGTGTCTGCCAGTTGGTCATTTACATCTTGGGCGCTGAACCCCAGCCGCTGGAATGCCTCGGCAGCCGATCCTTTGCCAGTGCGGGCGAACTCATCGCCCCGGAGGGCCAGTTCCTTCAGGCCATCGGTCAAGGCCTCGGTGGTGACGTGGTATTTCGAGGCGGCGTATTCAAGCTCCTGAAACGCTTCCACGCCCACGCCCGCTTGCTTGGCGTTCTTCTCGATGGCAACAGCACTCTCGAGCGAACTTTTGATCAGGGCACCAATGCCAACAACCCCGGCCACAGAGACAGCCGCGGTGCCGAGTGAAAAAAGTTGTTCCTTGGCGGCACTCATGGACGAAGCAAAATCGCCCATGCTTTTTCGCATCAGATAGGTCGATTTTTTTAATTCGCCCGCTGTTTTGTCCATATCTCGCCTAAAA